GAATTATTAGATAAGTATGTAATTGTAGATGGATTTCACAGACACCTAATTTGCAGCACATATAAAGACATATCAGAATCAACAAGAGGAAAAGTGCCTATCGTAGTATTAAACAAAGCAATCAATGACAGAATGGCTAGTACAGTAAGACATAACAGAGCAAGAGGAAAACATAGCGTTAATGGAATGTCATCAATGGTATTTACAATGCTTTCGAATGGTATGTCTGACGCAGAAATCTGTAATGAGTTAGGAATGGAATCACAAGAGATTGTAAGATTAAAACATATAACTGGCTTTAGTAAACTATTTAAGGAAACACCTTATAATAAAGCTTGGGAAACTGACAGACAAATTAACATAAGAAAATTTTATAAAGACAATGGAGAAGAAGCAACCAAAAACGAATTTAAAAAAAGAAATAGTAAACATACCAATAAGGAAGATTAAACCCTATTGGAGAAATGCTAGAAAAAATACTGAAACAATAAAACTAATAAAAGAATCTGTCACAAGATTCGGATTCAATGGTACTATATTATTAGATAAGGACTACACAATAATAAATGGACACGGAAGATTTGCTGCGTTAGTGCAATTAGGCTGGGAAGTAATTCCTTGCGAAATATCTAATTTAAACGAAAAAGACACAAAAGCATTACGAATCATAGACAATAAAATATCAGAAAAAACAGAATGGAGTGTTGATGAGTTAATGATGGAGATACGAGAGATAGGAGAGATTGAGCAGATGCAGAAATATTTTAATGTAGATTTGCATCAATGGTTAGATGTATCTGTTGGAGTAACTGTTAATGATGTAACAGAATCAGATGTTGAAAAATTTAAAGGAAATCAAGAAACACAATTTACAGATAGAGTAAATTCTAACATAGAAAATATGATAGAAATAACTTGTCCCCATTGTTTAGAAACGATTGAAGTAGGTCAAAAACAATTAGAAGATAAATTAAAATAAGATGACAGATGTTACAAATAGTGACAAAGGAAGCGACAAAGCACACAAAGCTGAAATCGACACTACACACTATGCCAAACAGATTAACGAGAAGGAGAAGGAAATAATAGAGAAGGAAATGCAAATGATGGTAGATGATTTAGCATTGGCTAATAATCTGTATCCAGTCAAGAAGCAAGAAATGTTAATCGCATTAGAAAAATCATTAGGGATTATAACCCCAGCTTGTAAGGTGGTAGGTATTGCAAGACAAACACATTACAGATGGCTGGTAGAAGATGAAGTGTATAAAAAGTTAGTTATTGATGTGCAGATGACTAAACGAGATTTTGTCGAAAGCTCTGTTTATCAATTAGTACAAAAGGGAAATGTTCAAGCAACATTGTATGCTAATAGAATAAACAATACAAGAGGATATTCAGAGAATATTGAACACACTGGGGCAGAGGGAGAGCCTATTAAATTTATAGAAATCAAAAATTATGAAAAAGAAGAATAGTCAAAAACAAATGTTCTTTGAGATATGGAATGAACGTGAACACGTTTGCACTAATTGCAAAAGGCATTTAGGTAACGAGCCATTAGCACAATATTTTAGTCATATAAAGCCAAAAGGATTATATCCAGAATTAAAATTTGACAAAGACAATATTCAGTTGTTGTGCTTTGAATGTCATTATGCTTTTGATTTTCAAGGAGAAGACAAATACCAGTTAAAGCATAGAAGATGAATCTATCAATAAAGCAAACTATCGCATTAGATATATTAGAAGATAATAAAACTAATAGTCTGTTGTTCGGTGGTGGTGCTGGTGGGGGTAAGTCATTATTAGGGTGTTATTGGATATTAAAAATGTGCTTAAAATATCCTAACACCAGATGGCTAATTGGAAGGAGTAAATTACATACATTAAAAGCAACCACATACAACACACTTCTCGAGGTAATTAAAATGCAAGGGCTAACATCTGCCGACTATAAATACAACGGACAAACTGGATTTCTAACATTTAAAACTGGAAGCCAAATAGTATTTAAAGATTTATTCTATTATCCATCAGACCCCTATTATGACAAACTTGGGAGTATGGAGATTACTGGTGCATTTATAGACGAAGCGTCGGAAGTAACGCAAAGGGCATTTCAGATATTGTCATCAAGAATACGATTTCAATTAGATGATAATGGATTAATACCAAAGATATTACTAACGTGCAATCCGACAAAGAATTGGCTATATACAGAATTTTATAAACCAGATGAGGACGGCACATTAGAAACTCATAGAAGATTTGTCAAATCATTGGTAACAGATAATCCTTATATTAGTAAGCATTATATTGGACAATTAAATAGGCTGGATAGAATCAGTAGAGAAAGGTTATTAAATGGAAACTGGAAATATGATGATACACAGAACAAGTTATTTGACTATGATGCTATTAATGATATGTTTACTAATAATTTTGTAACAGATGGAGAATCTTATTTGAGTATTGATATAGCACGATTTGGTGCAGATAGTAGTGTTATATGTTACTGGAATGGCTGGAGATGTGAAGAAATAAAGCAATTTAAAAAATATAGCATTGTTGCATTGGCTGATGAAGTAAATAAAATGGCTATTCAATATAAGGTAAGGAGAGGAAATATCATAGCAGATGAAGATGGTGTTGGTGGTGGTCTTGTTGATATGGTTAGAGGATGCAAGGGATTTGTAAATAATAGCAGAGCATTGTTAGGAGAGAATTATAGTAACTTAAAAACACAATGCTATTACAAATTAGCTGAGAAGGTAAACAAAGGAGAAATATTTTGTAGGGCAGATATGAAAGTAAAAGATTATATTGTGCAAGAATTGGAAGTTGTTGAGATGAAAGATATGGATAAAGACAATAAATTACAAATAGTAAGTAAGGATAAAATAAAACAAAACATAGGCAGAAGTCCAGATTTCTCTGATGCACTAATGATGAGAATGTATTTTGAATTAAAGGTATCGAATAAAATTACCTATTACGGATAAACTGCACTACACTAATTAAACTAATAAATATATTTGCATATGATTATAGTAGAAGTAGATGGAAGAAGGGTTGAGATACCATCAAAGTATTCTGAAATAAAGGTAACTGAATTTACTAAATTATGGAAAGTGTTAAACAAGTATGATTTGACACAAGAGGAAGATGAGATTAAAAGGGGAATAGACGAGATGGATTGCACAATAGAAGTTTGTGCTATGTTGTTAGGGATTTCAAGGGAAGAAGCAAATGGGCTGCCGTATGATAAGGCAAGTGAGATAATTGGAATCTTTAACGGATTATTAAGCGAGGATAATCAAGAGGACGATTATAGTGGCTGGTCATTTGTCCACAATGGAGAGGGCTATTATTTTCCAAAATTATCATTAGATAAAATGACCTTTGGAGAGTATGCAGAAGTTAAGCAAATAGAGTCTATGTTAGGTAAAAATGTAGACGATAGATTTGATTTCATACCTCAGCAGATGGCTATATTATGTAGAAAAAGTGGAGAGGGAAAAAATGATTTTGATAGAGATGAAAGGACAAAAGAATTTGAAACATTGACAATGGATATCGTAATGAAGTTTGCTTTTTTTTTGTCCAGATTGAACATTCGATTAAGCAAAAGTACGGCAATCTCTATGGCGAAGCCAAAGGAACTGGAAAAAAGTTAGCATATATATTAGGTGATTATGGGTGGCTTAATACGATTTACGAAATTGCTAAAGACGGAATATTTACAAAGAGTTGGAAACATAGCCCAGTCGAAAGTGTAGAAGAAGCAGATGTCTGGGAGATATTAACCTATATGAGTTGGAAAGCAGCGAAGCAAGAATATGAAAATAAGTATCAAGAAGTTGAGCAACAAAGATTAAAACAAAAAGGATAAAATGAATAAAGATTTACAAAATTTAATAACAGATGTATATGATGCAAGAGCTGGACAATTTGAACAGTTGCTATTTGGATATCTTGGAGAAGTAAATGGTATGAGAGGAACTAAATATCCTTTGTTAGTTATGTTACCTCCATCAAGCAGTTATACAGACCCTTATTCCAATGATGAGAAATATACTTGTGTATTCCATTGTTACGATTTTAATGCAGATGCTTTAGATAACAGTAAGGATATGACAACTGGATTAGCATTTACATTAGATAATTTAAAGGAAAAATTTAAAGCCACTATTCAAGCATTGGTTAAGAATAATGAGGACAAATATATACTAAGTGGTGGCTGGCAGATTGAAAGAGTATCAAGAGAATTTAACGATAATGCAGTTGGTATAGTTTGCACTATTGAGATATCAGCGTTTACTGATTGCTTATTATATTAATATGTTAATCAATAAAAAAATATTAAGATTAATTGGCGAGGAATATGCTAAAGCATTTGGTATTGAATTGATTAAGCAAGGAAGAACAAATAGGGCTGGAGGATTAATAAAGAGTTTAAAAGTACAACCAGAAGAAACATCTGTTAGCATATTCGGAAATTCATACTGGACATTTTTAGACAAAGGAGTTAAGGCATCACAAATTAGATATCCAAAAGCACCAGCAAGAATCAATGCTTTAGTTGAATGGCTAGGAAGAAAAGGAGTGGCTGGAAGTGATGCAGTAATTAGAGGAATAGCATACGCTATTGCATATACACATAGCAAAAAAGGTATGCCTACAATGAACGGAAGATTTGATAGAAGCAGAATAAATTTTGTTGATAAAGCAATTAAGGCAAGGCAAAATAGAATAGATGAAGTAGTAACTAGAGAATTAAATAAATCAGTAGATTTAATATTAAATAAATTATAAGACAATGGCTAAAAAGAAAAAAGCATACGGAACAAAAACAAAACCTAAGTCTAAAGGCAAGAAGAAAAAGTATTAGTTATGATTAGTGAAAACGGAAACTATAAAGTATTATATGATTTAAGCAGACCTTTTGTATGGAAGTTTACTAGCACAGATGCTGTAAATTTATTATATCAAATTCATAAAGCAGACCCTATGGGGAACTGGGTAGCGGTTAGTGGTATATTAAGACAACCAAAAGAATACGGAACTGCTGGAGATTTTTTTATTAATCCGTCTGAAATATTAGCAGATGAAATTGAAACACAAATAAGATTTAAAAATTTACACCTAGCCGAAGTTATGTATACTGGAAGCGTTAGATTTAAATTAATAATGACAGAAGAATTGGTA